ATAGGATATGCCTGAACTAGCACAAGTAGAAACAAAGAAGACTGCAGGATTTGTTGACCGTGGTTATAACTACGAAAAGAAACAAAAGAAAATGCAAGCTGAAGAAGAGGAGATTAAAAAACTTGAAGCTGAAGCAAGGGGAGAAACCCCAGTAAATGCAGAACAAGAAACTCCCCAAGAGGAAGAGGCCAATACAGAAGCTGAAGAAAAAACGCTATCTGCAGAAGAAAGAACTTTTAAAAAAAGATATGGTGATCTACGGAGGCATGTCCAACAG